CGGATAGACCATCTGAAGCTCAAAGGCCCCGTTGCGCTCTTCTGACACCTCACAGGAAAGGACATCAGAGAGAGCGCCAAGACCATTCGAAAGGAATTCACTTGAATTGACAGGATAAAGAATAGGAATCATATCGTCCACCACCTCGGCGTGATTTCAAGCCTTGTTATGCCGGTCATCGTGATTCCGATGTTGCCAGGCTCAATCTTCGGAAAAGAACCATTCAGCAGGCGGATATACGGATTTTTGTTGACCGCACCTTTGAAAGCGTCCTGCACTTCGCAATCAATGTCCGTGAATTCGTCCGCTTCCGTGATCTGCACGCCGTAGGCCCCGATGTAGAATGTTCCCGTACCATATGCGCGGATCAGGGGAAGCGCGGCGTACATGGTCGGATTTTGGACGCTTCCAGCGCTCTCAAAGCCGATTACATTTTCACCGCTTTTCAGCCATCTCTGCGGCTTGCAATGAAACACAAGCTCAAATCTTCCGGTTCTGTTCAGCGTACCAGCTTCGGGAGCAATGCCTGCGCTCAAAAAGCCCTTGCGGAAGTGTTCGGGATGGTAAGTATCTTCAAGCCGCTGATAGCCGGTTTTCGAAAGCATTGCCGCTTTGAATGACGCGAAATTCCGAGGGAAATCGTTAACAATGAAGCAAGGATAAGTCACATCTACATTGTCGAAGCTCCCTTCGTCCTGCACAAGATCGCCGTCACGCCCCGGCACAGAAAAGGTCGTCACCCTTCTGACCGGAGCGATGTAGGTTCCGCCGCCGGATATATATACATGATCGTTTCGCGTATCGTAACCGCCATAAGTCAAGAAATTCATGCAAACACCGCCCTTCTTGCGCTCATGTCATTCGTCATCACATCCTGGATCTCTCTTGCGAGGGATCTGACATCCATGCCCTCGGAAGCGTACACATTGATTGTCGCACCGCCAATGGTGGCGTTGTTGTTGGTGACATTGGAAACGCTTCCCCGACCGGTCGCCGCAACGCCTGCTGCCATCGCACTTCTTGCCGTGCTTTGGCGTAGCGTGTTGGCGATGTCTGCCGTTGCATCATTCACCGCGCCGAGGGAATCCTTGTTCTCTTTGCCCGTCAGAGCGTCCCAGATGCCGGAGATCACGTTCTTGACGGTATCAACGATGGATTTCAGAAGATCAATCTTCTGCTTGATTCCGCCAACAATGTTTTCGATGATTCCTTTGCCCCAATCCAGCGCGGCAGTTTTCAAGTCGTCAAATTTCCCCTTGAAAGCGTCCCAGATCTCGCCCAGCTTTCCGCCGGTCAGTTTGTTCAGCACGGAAAATCCGTCCGCATAATATCCCTTGATCGCTTCCCAGCCTGCGGAGACAATTCCCTTGATTCCGCCGCCGTTGTTCTCGAAAGCGGACTTGATATTGTTCAGCCTGTCAGAGACATGAGATTTCAGATTGTCCGCCGCTCTGCTCGCGCCGTCCTTGATTCCGTTCCATTTCTCGACAACACTATCCTTCAGATTGGAAGTCCAATCCTTGATCTTATTCCATGTCTCGGAGATCTTGTCGCCAAGTTTTCCGGCCCATTCGCAGATTTTGTCCCAATTCTTGTAAAGCAGGACACCAACCGCGATCACCGCGCCGATGATTGCCACAATCGGAAGGATTGGCACGGACACGCCTGCGAGAGCCGTTGTGAGCGTTCCTGCAAGGGAAATAATGCTTCCGATGCCTGCCGCGAGCTTTCCGCCGATCACCAAAATCGGGCCAATAGCAGCCGCAAGAGCCGCGATCTTAATGATCATCTGCTGATCTTCTTCGGACAGGGCTGAAAACTTATCAACAAGCCCCTGCACGAAGTCAATCCCTTGCTGGAGATACGGCATAAGTTGTTCGCCAAACGACAGAGCCAGGTTGGAAACGCTCTCCTTCATCATATGCAGTTGTGTTTCCATCGTGGCGTAGCGCTTGTTCGCTTCGTCCGTAAGAGCCGTGTTTTCCTGATATGCCGTTGATGCCGTGCTGATCGCGCCTGCGAGCGTGTCAGATGCCATCGCGAGGGATTGGAGCATATTGCTCTGCCGGATGCCACTCATGCCCATAGCGTCAAGAGTAGCGAACACATTCTCGCCCTCGTCCTTAATGCCTGCAAGTCCGTTGATGAACATTTGCAGAGCCTGCACAGGATTCGCTTCCCATGCCGCCGCGAACTGATCCGCGCTTGTGCCTGCTACGCTTGCAATAGTCTCCAAATCTTCCGTGAATCCGTCTTTAAAATCAAAAACGGCGTTGCTGATGCTTTTCAGCGTCTGCGTCATCGCCGTCCCACCGGCTTCCGCTTGGATTCCAACCGAACTCATGGCGGCAGAGAGTGCGAGAATGTCCGTTTCGCTCATACCTGCGATGGATCCGGCAGAAGCGAGCCGTGTTGACATTTCCACGATTTCCGCTTCAGTCGTGGCGAAGTTGTTGCCGAGCGCAACGATTGCGGAGCCGAGCCGGTCAACATTCGTATTTCCGGAGCCGGTGATGTTCGTAAACCGAGCGAGAGCCGTAGCAGCTTCATCTGCGGAAAGATTCGTTGTGTCGCCCAACATAATCATTGTGCGCGTGAATCCCTCGACATCGTCCGCCGCCACACCAAGCTGACCAGCCGCTTCCATGACTGCCGCAACCTCTTCTTTGCTTGATGCGGTCGTGCTTGCGAGTTTCTTGACGGCTTCTTCGAGATCTGCATAGGTGGTCTGGCTCGTCTCGTCAACGGTTTTCATAACGCCCGTGAAAGCAGATTCAAAATTGACGCTCTCCTTCACGGCCAGAGTGAACGCGCCAACGATGGGAGCCGTGACATTCCTGGTCATTCCTTGACCAAACTGCGCAATACTATCGCCGGCGCTCTTGATCTTGTCGCCCACGCCCTTCATCTTCTCGCCAACAAGCTCGATGTTGCTCGGCAACTCACGCAGATCAGCGTTCATCTTGTTCAGATCTGCCTGCGCTTCATTGACGGCCTGCTGCCATTTCTGTGTTTGAATTGCGTTTTCGCCGTAGGCACTCTTTGACTTTTCGAGCATCTTCGAAAGCTCTTCAACGCGCTTTTCCTGATTCTCGATCTGCTCATTCAAGAGCTTGCGTTGTGCGGCGTTGTCCTTAAGGCTTTTGTTCTCCGCGTCAAAGGACGAAGAGAGAGCCTTCATTTCGCTATTGAGCGTTTTGGACTGCTCAATAATGCCGTTTATCGCTTTTCTGTATTCTTCTTCGCCTTCAATCCCAATCCGAGGGCCAATGTTAACCGCCATTTATCTCAACTCCATGATTTGCGCAAAGGACAATTTCTGCTTCTTTTCCTTCAGAGTCCCGTTGTAAATGCCGAAACAAGTGAGCATATCAATAAACATTCCGTAAGTCTCATTCAAAATGTCCTGTTTCGTCATTCCCATCTGGTAGCCATACAGATATATCCACGGCTCTGTTAGTCCGTCTGAACCGCTTCTTTTCTTTTTTTTCCTGCACTCTCCGCATCTACGGAAGTTTTATTCCCGACCGAATAAGCGCTGACGACTTCATCCTCCAGAGCAAGAAGCTCCTCCATCGTCATTTCCTCCAGCGCGGAACGCTTAAGAACCTCATTCGGATCAAATTCCGTGCCGTTTTCATACGCCTGCCTGCGGAGATATGCTTCGTTCATTGCGATTGCCATGCCGAGAATCAGGTCAATGTTTTTCACCTGATCTCCGGCATTGAGGACATCCGCAATCTTTCCGAGATTGTTTCCGGGGAGCATCTTCGAGATCGTCAAAGACGCTCGCACCGAATACAAAAATCTATATTCCTTGTTGCCAATAATCATAAAGATTCAACCTCTCTTTCTTGATCTGTCTCCGTTTAGGTGGAGATGCCCAACTTCGTCTTAAGAGCCGCTTCCGCCAATGCTTCGGTTGCAAACTCTGCGGATTCCAGCTTCCAATTATGGTTGGAAGTATCATCGCGCATCAGAGTAGCCGTAATGCTGGAAGTCTGCCAATCAATCTCATCTTCCTGCGTTGCGAACTCCTGCTCCGGAAGATCAAACTTCACCTTCGGATGCACGATTGCCTGATAGGTAACAACGGAATCGCTCATCCAACGGACGATATAGCCAAGACCAACATTGGGGACCTGTGCGGAATCGCCAAATGCAGTCCATCCGTCCTCGCCTGCTGCCGGCGCGCCATAGACAAGACGCTCCGCCGCCATGAGCAGACCGTCAACCTCCAGCTCGATCTGTCCGCCGGTAAAGGTTCCGGCTGCGGATTCTGCTGCCTGATTGTCTGCGTAAAAAATGTTGTCGCTGGAGCTTTCGGGAGTGATGTTAACATTCACGCCACGGGCCAGCTTCTGCCCGTTGGAATAAGTAACCGTTCCGCCGTTGTTGGCGTAGGTTGCTACATAGGGCAGGGAAAAACCTGTCGCAACTCTTCCTGCTGCACTCATTTCTTTTCCTCCTTAAAGTAGTTTTCTAATCTCGTCATCGAGCGTTTTCTTCAT